GCAAAGTCGGTCGTGTATTGTGACTGTTCGCATTGGGCAGCTCTCGCACCGGCCCCTCCAGAAGGACCCACAGGTTTTGATCGCATACCCCCCCTGTGTTTATTTCTCTCGGGGGGACGCTGAGGAGCAGAACGGTATGCGAGCATCGACTCTCCGAAAAATAGACCCCTCCCCCCCGTCCTCCTTGTTGCCTCGGCACCTCTCTCAGATTCGCTCAGGACGCACACAATCGCCGTTTGACGCGTCCGCTGGCGTAACTCGGCTTGTCGGGCGTCAATCTCCTCCGTCGCCCATTCCGGCGTGAAATACTGATCGCGAGATCGGTCTCGCATCTGCGTCGGGGTGGAGATAGGAAACAGAGTGGTCATGCCTTCATCGCCTTTGTTTTTATCGCGATGCTTCCCGAAGCTATTTCGTGACCATGTTTCAGTTTTTCAAGGGCTTCCATTATCGCTACGCCTCCAGCATTGTGCGCTTCATTATCTGAAAGCCCACCAGCTTTCCATGTGGCGTGGATCATGGATACTCCTGTGTATATTGCCTTCGCAACAGCCTCAATTAGTTGCTCCCCGTTGAGATTGTTTTGTTCGGAGCAAACTTCAGTTTCTTCGTTGTCAAAAACAGTGATGGTTAAGACTTTTTTCATTTCTTTCCTTTCATCTTTCGTGACGGTCTCCACGGTAATTTCGAACAGATAATTGCAGGCCTCGCCCACGCCTTTTGGAACTTCATCCACTCCGGATCACGATCGCCTTTGGCATCTCGGTACAGCATCGCCATCGGAATAAATCCGGCACGTTTAACCTCGCTCATTCGGATGTCGGCTTCTATCATCACGTCTCTGGGATAGCCACAGAGTACGTAGCAACGGAGGACGTGGCTGCGTTGCGTAAAACCAGCATCAAACATCATATTTCCCGCTTCACGCAGCGGCTCAAGATCGAGTGGAGAGTCACAAGCAAAGAACACCTGCTTTGGTTTTAGTTTGCGAAGTTCGTGGGCAATCCAAGGCTTCATGCGTCTCGCTTCAAGTCCGCCGGTGAATTCGATGCGGTGGCTTTGGCGAGCGAGCATGGCGAATACGCCGCGGATGTGTTTTTCTGAGCATGCAATCAGATTGTCGTCGAGGACGTTCCAGCCGTCGCGAATCGGCAGCTCGCGAACTGGCCCCTCTCGCTTCGGGACGGAGCAGAACCAGCAGCGATTCGGACATCCTCGCGACGTGATCACGTACCCCTTCTTCAAATACATGCCGGGCACGAATTCTTCCGACCGCATCCCCGTCGCAGGCCCTCCGATTTTGACGGGGGCGACATGCCGCCATTCTTTCGCCAGCCGCTCCGCCTCCGGCAAGTCCCACGTCCAGCAAACGCTGATGTGTACCTCATCGGCTTCCGCCCACAGCGGCGGATTGCCCACAAAGGCCATCTCGTCGTCGGGGGTGGCATTCGTTCGTCGAGGAAAGACGCGGGCGATTTTCATGATTTCACGCTCGCTTCTCTGTGTAGACGTAAAGCAGTTTCGCCCGTTGGTGTTAGAGTGAAATCGCAATAAATAAATCCTTTTTCAAAACACTGATGCGCAAAACTTGAATGGACAAGACGTATCGCATTTTCTACGTATTCTGTTGAGAGCAATTGTAAAAATGCAGCCTCTTTCTTGCTTATTTTTTTGATTCGGGATGGATAGTATTTTGCTTTAGCTTTGTGCTTTGCTCCACACAAGCATCCTTTTCTCTCAAACCGCATAACTACTCCTCTCGTTCAAAAAGTGCTTTGCAAGTAGGCTTCGATGAACTTCGCCGCGACTTGCGGCACGATTGCATTGCCCGCTCCCCGCAGCAGGCCCACGCGGCCGGGAAGCCCATGAGCCAGAGGCTGAAGCGAGGGTTCAACTGGTATGCGCCTCGCTTTGCCGTCGGCACAGTGGACAATTCCGAAACGATCCCATGGGCCTGTCGGGGGAGTTGATCCATTCGACTGCGAGTCGAACCGTCCGGGTTCGTCGTCGTCGCCATGCCCGGCGTATCCTTGTGATCCCTCGATGATGGCGTCGCCCATCCCATCATCGCCACCTGCTGGCTCAACGGTACCCCCGTATCGTGTGACCGAGGCGGTAAGCTTCCCCATCTCCCGTCCGTCGCCGTTGGGCTGCACCAGCCCGAGAGTGTCGCAGCGTCCGCCGGCAATGCTCCTCCCGCTTGATTGGGACCGCCATTGCTGCCGTCTGTCGCTCGCGGCGTGTTCCATCCCACCAGCACCGCGGCATCCTGAAGATTCAATTGTCGCTTCGTCGCTCCCTTGCTTTGCGATCGGCGGAGTGCCGTCGTCGGCGACGAATTGCGTTGGGAGGAGTCCGGCGTTGGCCAGCCCACCATGCGAGCGGCTGTCTGCAACGTGAAGCCGCCTGAAGGACTGAAATCGCTTTTTGCGCCACCCGTCGCGTTCTGATCGCATGGAGTTGGCCACCCAGAAGAGCCGTTGGCGGATGTGCGGCGAGCCGACGCTGTGTGCGCCCAGTACGACCGCCCCGCAGGTGTAATCTTCTTCTTCCAGGTCTGCGAATACTCCATCGAGCCATCCGTGTCTAACAGCACTTTCAACCTGTTCACCAAAAAGAACTGCAGGGCGTGCATCGCGGATGAGTCTGGCAAACTCCGGCCAGAGGTGGCGGTCGTCGGAGATGCCTTTGCGCTTGCCGGCCGCGCTGAACGGTTGGCATGGGCAGGAACCGGTCCAGACTGGGAGATCATCTGGCCATCTGGCGAGCCGAAGAGCGAGCGACCATCCTCCGATTCCAGCGAACAGATGGACTTGCGTGAACTCTTTGATGTCTTCTGGTTTGACATCCCTGATACTCCTTTCGTCGACCACTCCGCCGGCGATGAGACCTTCTTTGATTAACTCCCGCAGCCACGCTGCGGCACCTTTGTCGTTTTCGTTGTAGTAGGCTCGCGGCATCATGCGGCCTCCGCGTAGCTTGGACCGTTAATTAGCAAAATCTCAGGAGCGATCGTCACCCCCTTCTGATCGCGCTTGTTTTGGTTCGCGAGCGATTTGCGGGTAAACACCTCTCGGATCGTCCACCACGGATACATTTCAGGAAGCGCGGCGTCTTTGTAGTAGCTGACCACCACTCGCGTTTTTTTGAATCTTGGAAGTGTTTTGCTCAACCTCTGATGGTCGGAAGAATTGAAGTCGTAAACGTACTTGGCGCCCTTGACTAAGTACGGAGGATCACAGTAGATGCAGACGCCCGGTGCATCCTCGATCCGCTCAAGTAAGTCGAGGCCGCAGCGTGAAAGAATCGTGATGTTGCGGAGACGCGCATGCCACGCCGGGATCGACTCGACGCATGACTGGAAACGTGTGGCTGCATGACCACCATTCTTCGTATATCTGACGCAGAACCCTTGGTTGTAGCTTTGCGTCCCAGCTACTCCGTTATGCCCCATCCACGAGCACACGAAGAAGTCATAAGCTCGATCGACATCGGCAACATCACCTGCGGGAACATGGCCTCTCGTTTTGAATCGTCCCGCCGCCTCATGGAATAAGTCCTCGTGCGTCAACGTGCGAGAGAGACGTTCGTATAGGTCCGCGGCAGTATCCTGTGCGGCCAGAACACGAGCCAGATTGATCAGATCGCCGTGCAGGTCGTTGACAGTCTCAAAGGAAGATTCGGGTTTTGCCAGAAGGACGGCGAGCGATCCGCAGAACGGCTCCCAGTATGCACGGTGCTTTCCGAGTTCTTGGATGATTGTTGGCGCCAGTGTCCGTTTGCTGCCAAACCCTGGGTAAATGGCCTTGATTAGCATTTCTGGTGCGTCGAACAGTCCGGTCACTTCCGCACCTCCGGCATCTCCCGCACGCGCAAATCATTGGACCACTCTTCAGGATTGCCGCCTTTTCGATCCTTGATTAAGTCTTTGAGCGAGATGCCACCATCGAAGCCAAGCACTGGATTTGCTCCAAGTTGTTTCACAAACACAGGAACGTTTGTGTTCTTGCATTGATTGATGATCGACCTTATCCAATCGACGTGGCACTGGCGGGCACAAGGGCCGCTCTCGCCTCCGACAATAACGAGATGAGTATTTAACAAACCACCAGTCGAAAATAAGCGAAGATTGATAGCGCCAAGCAGAGGCTCACAACTCAAAAACCGAACAGCCGCCGGACAATCAAGCAGATGTGGGATTCGACTATCTGCGGTCTGCTGGTCTTCGACACTAGTGCCCAACCAGATGTTCGGAATAGGCCACGGAACCATGCCATGTGTTCTTCCATCGAGATCGGTAAATTTAAACGTGTAGCCAATTTCTCTTGCCGCAGATTCAAGAAACTCTATGCTCTTTCCTGTCCGTTGCAGGTATTCAGCCATACGCTTAGGTCGCTTGGTCAGAACTTGGAATGTGTGCTGTTGGCATAATGCCATAACCGCGAAAACCATGTCGATAAACTCGAACGTCGATCTCTCGTGGAATAGATCGCTCATCGAATTGACGAATATGCGGCGAGGCTTCTTCCATCGGAGCGGTATCGTAATCGCGTCGCTGTCAAGGTTGATCTTTCCGTTGAACGTGCGATGCCCATTATTTAGGACGGTTAGTCCCTTGTATTTTTTCTGGCCCATCGCTTCAAGACGGTGCGCCATAGTCGCCGCGTAACAATTGAGGCAACCAGCAGATACTGGTGTGCATCCCGCGAAAATGTTCCAACTTGCGTCTGTCCATTCGATGTTCGTGCTACTACTCATTTAACTCTCGCTTTCTCGCGGAATGAAGACCATGCACACTCGATCACATTACACCTCCATTTTGGTTTGCTGGTTCCTCAGTGCTGATGCCTAATTTTTCAAGAAACGCTTTGACTTGCGGAGATTGCACGGTTGGATTTTTTGCACGCTCTGCCAAAATCCTATCGCGCTCTCGCTCTGCGAATTCTGAACTGGCTTTGTTGTACGACGTGTAGTCAAGCGACTTACAAGGGTCGGAGTTTTCTTTTTTAGTCTCTCGCATTCCCTGCTTTGCCCACTCATCGAGGAGATTTTGTATGCACTTGCAGGCGTAAGCGGGAGATTTGTATTTTGCGTTTTCATCACTCATCAGCCGTTCGACGGCGAGGGGAATGAGCTTCGCCTGTGGCACCTGCTGGTCGCCGTGGATAATTGGGGGCTGATCGACGATGGATGCGATGAGTTTACGAACGCTCCGTTCGTGGTTGTGCCCAAGGGGTATCGGGAACCGCGTTGCAACTTCGGACCACCGACTCAAAGCGTTCCAGGCCATCGCGAAATCTTGACCGTCTTCGACGGCTGGACTTGGCGGTGCTGGTGGCGCGGTTGCCCGGTCGCCAGTTGGCTCGTCGCAAGCTGCCATCCCCCCAAGGGGGATTAAGGGGGTATTGGTTAATGGGTAATGGTTAATGGTTAAGGTTTTTAGGTTACCTGTTTCTGAAAACCCAGTAGGTTTCTGAAACCCACTGGGTTTCTTGCTGGGTTTTTCTTTTGGTGGTCTTCCTCCTTTTTTGCCATTCTCTCTACTGACGTAACTCTTTATATTGAGCTTACTTATCTCAATTTCACAACGCTTATGCACCCACTCTCCTCCATTACGCTTACTGAACTTAAAAAACTCCTTCAAAATGGCTCGCGTGAGACGTTTATCTTCATCTGTTTGCGCGCAAATTAATTGCTCAGCGCGCGCGTCCGGTATTGGTTTTTCACTCGAATAATATTTGTCGAGAAGGGCGTCGTAGACGCCTTTCGCATGGAGTGAAAGATGACCGGTATCTCGCGCAAAGTCTCCGATATTTCGAACGTAATAATTCACTTCGCCGCCTCCCCACTCGCCAGTTGTTCGAGTTGTTCGATTACCTTTCGCTGAAGAAACTCATCACGAGCGGCCTCCCACGGCGATGGTATTGGGGGCGGATTTATCATGCGTTGATATGCTTGCGGTAATTGGGAAACCTTCTGCATCGCATCAAGTCGATGGCGCAAGGCGGACTCCCATGCCCTAAGCTCGATATCACCCGCTCCCTGCAAGACCGCTTTTTTGGCCGCTGACGCACCGGCAAGAAAACCTTTTTCCCAATTTAGTTGGGGATCCAACGTTGGAACGTCATGGGCGCGTGAACTTTTTGTTGACTGTAACATTACACTCTTCCCGGATTGCATGTTTGAAATTTCATGTATTGAGCTATATACGTTAGCTTTACGTTTTCACATGGTCCGTTGCGGTTCTTTCCAATGATCGCCTCAGCTAAATTGAGTTTGTCTTGGTTATTGTTCCGCCAATCCTGATCTCCGCGGTACATGACTTCTTCGCGGTGCAGAAGAATCACAACATCCGCGTCCTGCTCGATGCTTCCGCTTTCTCGCAGGTCTGAAATGCGTGGCGAGCGACGCTCTCGCTCCGAATCTCGATTCAGTTGTGAAAGCATGACGATTGCGATGTTTAACTCCTTTGCAAGCGCTTTAATGCCGCGAGAGATGGTGCTGATGTCCTGCTGGCGGTTCTCGCCTTTCTTTGGTGGGTCCATCAACTGTAAATAGTCCACGAAAGCGACGGCGATGTTCTTGTGCGTCACGAGCCGGCGAAGACTATTGCGAAGATGAATCAACGTGATGGCGGGCGTATCGTCGATGACGAGGTGATTGTCGAAACTGGAAAGTTCGCCGAGCGCCGATCCGAGTCTATGTCGTTCATCTGCGTTGGTGTATCCAGTACGCGCACGGTGGCTGTCCACCATCGCGCGGCTGCATACCATCCTCTCAATCAACTGCTCTTTGGACATTTCGAGCGAAAAGATTGCGACAGGCTGATGTAGCTCCGTCGCAATATGTTCAGCCCAATTACAGGCGAGGCTTGTCTTCCCGACGGACGGACGTGCCGCGATGACGACATAATCGCCTGGGTGCAGGCCATCAAGCTGATTGTCAATCTCGATTAGGCCAGTGGAGATGCCTCCGATTTGTCCACGCTTTCTCTCTTTGAACATGCGTTCTGCAACAACTTGAACGGTTTCGGATACCGGTACAACGGATTGTGGCGACTCGCTGACAAACTCCTTGAGCAGATGGGCTTCGTGCGCCTCGTATATTTCGTGTGCCGAAAGCTCGTCGTTTTGGCACAAGTTGATGGTGATCGCGCCTTGGGTGATGAGAGTACGCTTCAAGGCCTTGTCCGCGACAATTCCCGAGAAGTATTCTGCGTGACGGTGGGCGACGGCGTCAGCGCCGGGAGCGGCACAAATCAGCTCCTTGATGTAATCCATGCCGCCGATCTGTTCAATCAGTCCACGATTCTTCAGCGTGGAAAACAGAATCGTCGCGTCCATTGGCTTGTTTGCATCATCGAACTCGCACAGGATGCGATAAATAATCTGGTTCGCTTCATTGAAAAACTCATCTCCTTTTGGGAGGCGCTGTCGAACCGTGCCGATCTCCACCGGCGAAACAATACAGGAGCCAAGAACGGAAGATTCCGCGCCCAGATCGTGCGGAATGCGCAGGATCGGATAAGAATCAGGAATATTCTCGCTGCCGACGAATCCAGCAGGCTTCGGGCGAGCGGTAGTTGAGTAATCGCGGCTACTGGACATCCCGCACCCCCTCCCGCGCCGAAGGTTGACAATTCCCGGAATTGTGGTAATGCTTATCGAAACGGCTTCGCCCAGCGCCGTCGAAAGATGGGCAAAAAAGTGCCCCCGCAGTTGTTGACGCAACATACGGGGGCGGAAACCAGGTGAGCGTACACCCAGTTCCCTTAAACTTTGACGAGTTGGGGATAACGCTCGCCGCATTGTACGGGAGCGTACCCATGAAAACCACTTCCCCCTCCAAGAAGTCACCCGCGAGCCTCATCACCGACGGACCTGTCACTGTGGACCAGCCCAAAAAGCCAGTCCCGCTCGACATCCAGCGATTCCGCCGCCTGGTTGTCGAGCTTCGGATGATGGCGGTGGAGTCGGCGGTCGGCGAAGACGTGCCCGGAGCCGGGTACGTTTTGTTCGACGGGAAAACCCTCCGCGATCCGATTTCGTGGAATTGCGTCGAAACGGTCGAGGAAGCGATGGATGATCTACTTTTCGAGACAGAAACACTTCTCGGTGATGCTGCTACGGATAGCGTCTGGCAGGAACTCGAAACCAAGCATTGACCGCCTGACGTATTTGCAGCCAGTTTAAGAGCCTCCGTGGGCCGAGACGACTCCAACCTCGTCGCGGCCTTTTCGCGTTGAATGGAAGCCAAATTAAACATGTGCCACCCCCGCGTGTTCGAGCAATGATGGCTCCGGGTCTTGCAGCCGCGTGATGACGATGCGGGCGCCGGACTTGCCACCGCGAGCCACGTACCACTTCTTGTGTTGGCAACAGCTAATCTGCGAGTCGTCGAACCAGACGAGCGGTGTCTTAATTTGCTTTTTATCCGGCCCCTCTCGCCATCCCGATTTCGTGATCGCATCCATCAGCAGCTTTTGCAGGTTGTCGATATCTGGTTTGCCATCATGACGAATCTCCGAAATCGGGTACTTCAATTTAAGCAGTTCGTCCGTCCTGCTGAAGTAGTAATCGACCTCCAACTTCACGGGACCAGCGATCGGTTCTCGCATTCCAGCCGCGTAAACCGCTGCCCTGATTCCAGCAATAATGAGATTCCACCACTTCTCAGCATCATTTTCTTTGCGAACACCATTGCTATCGTATTCTTTCAGTCCTGGATAAAAGTCAACGTATTGCTTTCCAGTCTTTGTCCGCTTGATCACTCCACGCGGACTAGGCTTCGGCCTTGGAACGCCGCTGACCCAGAGATTAAGCATAGTTTCCGGCATGTGCTATCCTTCACTTCCAATTCCGGATAAACCCAACATGGACTTGTTCAGCCCATGCCGGGGACTTAAGGGAGAAATTATTCGCGATCCGTCAATTCAGGGCCTTCGCCATCATCGACAGTCTCTTCGGGATCATCATCCGTAGAATTCTTGGTGTTTTCTTCTTCGATTTTTAGTTGTGCATCGCCTTGCGAGATTTTAATGGTTTTTGTACCAACCTTGATTCTGATGATGCCATTGATGTCTGGTTTTGCGCCAATCCCTCGCACAAGCTCCAGAACCTTCGCCTTCGATTCCTTCATCAGTCTCAGCGACTCCAAGTGATCGGCTTTGTGTTCCTTCATTTCGCGGATCGCACTCTCGATTTCCTCTATATCTTTTGGTTTGACCGCAAAGTCCTTCATTTCGAGTTGTTCTTCTGAGTTTTTTCGCTTACGCGCCATGTGGGTACCCTTTCGAATTATATAGTTTCGACTATAGTTTCACTAGAAACACTCTAGTGATGAATTTCAAAAAAAACAAAATCAGACAGACTCTTGGCTCAGGGGGATAGACCTACTCAGATTTGAATGGTATTTTTCCGCTCTTGAGTCGTGCGTAATGAAGGTGGTAGGCGACGCTGCGAATGTCTTCTTCGCTCGCAGACGCTGCGTTTGACACATCCGCCATCTTCATCGCTGCCTTCAATTCGTCGGGAGACAACTCGGATGCGACGCCAAGGTTTTCTTGAAGCTGTACGAGTGGAACATTCAGAGTGTATTCGTCGGCGAGAGCGTGTGCTTCGTCATCAGTTGGAATACGGTTCTCGCCGGAGGACTGCGCCTCTTCCTTCTTTTCAGCTTTCGGACCTGGGCGACCAGACTTTGGCGAATCCTTCGTTTTCAGCTTGTCCGCAAGGTTGTCTCCACGACTCTTGCTCGGATCGTCCGCCGTCGGCACACCATCACTCAGATCAAAATAGGACTCACGCGGAGCCATGTTGTCACGAATGGAAGCGAAGACTTTCCTAAGCTGCACAAGCTCGCTTTCTGTCGTGATCTCGATTCGGTGTCCGAGACGCTTTTCGATTTGCTGCTGCGTGACGCCCATTTCCGAGAACGCCAACACCATACCTTGCACGCGGTCGATAAGCGGCTTTTTGTCTCCTCCTCTCAGAGTAGCGTTACACTGTTCCAGCGCCTTATCCACGATGTCGCCAGGTATCACGCCGAGGATGCAGGCGCGAAGACGGCGAGCACCTTGGTTCGCGACCATCTCATAAATGTCTCTCGGGTCTGTGAGCGGATAGCTTCCCTTGCGGGTATGGCGCTTGTGAGGGACGGAGAAAATTTTCGTCTGCCGGGTATTCGTCTCCAGGTCCCAGCAGTACGCCATTACGTTGCTTTCGCCATTACGCTGTTCGAGTTCGATGATGCCGAAGTCGAGATTTCCCCACGACTGCGCCATCGCCTCAGCCAGGCGGATTGACGGCCCCTCTACTGTGGTATCTCCACGCGGATAACTGTAGACAGCCCGCTCCGCCAGGCTTTTCCGCTGGCACGCCTGCACAATTCGCGTCGTCGCATTCGTCACATCGCGCGGGAACCTGCGCGCCATAATCATCGCCGCCTGAACTTCTTGAGCTGCGCGTGTGCTGGCAACCTCGATGTTCGCCGTGCGCTGAGCGTGCTCGATTCCCATCTCTGAACGATCTTCAACCCTTGTCGCTAATGCTGTCATTTTTTCCCTTTGCTTTGATGGTGATACGTGTGTACTCGCCGGCCTGCACCGTGTAGGCCGCGCGTTTAATTCGACTCGCTACAATCACCCCCGTCTCACATTCGCCTATCTCGGCGTCTGCCATCGCTGTCAGGAGCACCGCCTGGGCTTCCTCCGCGGCGTCCTTCGACGCCTTCTCCTGGGCCTTGGCAGTGATGTACCGTTGCCCGATCTCCTCCGGTATGCTGATCGTCTTCCCTGTAGCCCTTCGGATGCTCTTGGCGATCTCGATCGAGTATCGACCTTCAGGCTGGCGGTCTTCCTCGACGCACGCCCAGAAGGCCGCACATCGCTCAAGGATGACATCCATGAGCGGCTTCGATGGCGACACCTGGAACATGGCGAACCCGCGCCCGCCAAGAAAAGCGGGAACATGGCACACATCACGATCCGTCACCAGCAGATGTACGTTACACTGGACGAGGTAAGCGTCTGGAATCTGGTCTGTTCCCTCTTCTCCCCACTGGTCCTGTATCGGTCCAAACAGCCCCGCCGTCTTCGCCTCCACTGGATCGCCCGTCGACACCACCAACGCATCAAGGTTCGATGCCATCGGAAACCCAAATCCAGACGCGGACATATGGCGATTTCGCGAGAGGGGTCCAAGCCCAAGACGCTCCTCGGCGTAATCGACGACGACCGGCTCAATGCGGTTGCCGGCATCCATAGCCTCACTCGACGGCGGCTCAATAATCCGCCCCGTCTTCTGCGCCCAAACATCAAGCGGCGTTGCAAACCGTGAAATGCCCAAGATGGCTGGAACGTCTGACGCACCAATCCACTGCCGGCGTGCTTCGATCATTTCTTGGGTGATTGGCATTACGACCTCGCATTCATCAAAAGCCACATCACGAGCATGCCTAATAGGAAACCAGCACCACCAAGAATCGCGGCAAATCCGAGGATGGATTTCGCCTTGTGCTTATCATTGCGAGGTGCTGGCTTCGGCGGATCGTAGTCCGGCCTGCCTTGACCACCTCCCACAATCAGCACATGCTCGACGTCGCAAGTTGGTTTCGTCTGTCCTGGCAGATACATGGTTACTCCTTCGCGAAGTTCTTCTCGATGCGTTCCCATACCACTTCAGCCGTGAATGTTTTCAAGACGATTTCGCACATAATCTTTCGCACTTTGGTCCTCGCGGCTACAGCTACAGCTGCGGCTGCGGCTGCGGATGCGGCTACGGATGCGGCTACGGATGCGGCTACGGATGCGGCTTCGGCTGCGTATGCGGCTGCGGATGCGGCTACGGATGCGGCTACGGATGCGGCTACGGATGCGGCTTCGGCTTCGGCTGCGTATGCGGCTTCGGCTGCGGCTCTAACTTCTTTGATCGTCGCTTCGCCGTTGCACCATCGCTCCGCAGTCTCGATCGCCTTCAGTGGTCGATCCTCGCTGGCCTTCACATATGGCAGCGCCGTCCGAGCGCATTGACATGCAACACGAACGATCTGTTTGTGATCCATATCTAACTTCGCCACGAGCCAAAGCATCCAGTCTGGGCGATCAACGCTTTCCCAGAATTCCGCGAACGACTCAGCTTTCGACTCGCGGAAGTGATTGCAAGCGTCGCTACACGCGTGTAGTCTGCCGAGCGTATCTCGATACATTTTTCGCCAATCCGACGAGGAATTTTGTGTGACAACTTGTGTTTTTTCTTCAGTAAACATGGATACTCCTTTTATGTTTTATTTACGCGCCTGCTCGTGCAAGCTTCACATCGTCTATCAGGTGGTCCACGCGGTCCCCCTCTGCCTCCGCCTCGTAATCTCGCGACTTCTCCGCTGGCTCCTCGTCCTGCCATTTCACAAGCATTCGCTCCGCCAGCATGTCGGCTTCATCGCTTGGCTGCTCAAGGATCACTGTCGCCAACGCGACCACGTCCTCGACGGCACCGCTCGCGATATTCTGCAACATCCTCTCGCGGCCTTCTAAATGCGCGACGCGACACTCGGCGATTTCAAGCTGGCGCTGTAAATCGTCGCGTTGATACGTCAGTGACTCAATGTATGCACCTTTGTCCCAGTTCATTCCGCACCCCCTTCGAAGAACTCGGCGGGGAGCGGCCACTCTCGCAGCAGTTCATCACGTTTAAGGGGAGACACCTCTTTTTCCTTTGAATATTTGAGGCGATAATCCGCGATATTTAATGGCTTCACGGAACTGCTCCTCCATCCTTCGCATAGACTCAAATATACAGGAGTACATTCTTTGTCACTTAGCATTGCCCAATACACATCGCCGTCGCTAAATAACACGCATCGCTCATTCTTCGATTTGACGGCGGCAGATTTTGGGGTCTCATCCAAGGCGTCCCGAATCGCGTCGTATATATGCCCCCATTCTTCGGTGTGATCATCCCACGTCTCAATCAGAGCTGCCAACGCATCGCCAAGTATTTTTGCCGCCTCAAAGTCCTGGTGCACCGCGCCTCTCACCGCCAAAAAGACGGCGAGCGAAATGCCGCAATACTCGTTTTGATCGTCGTACGACTCGCAGTGCTTCGATGTGTGTGGACCATCTACCATTTCGATGGAAACTGTCGTTAGCATCTCACGCCTCCCGTAACGAGTTCGCCATCAACCAGATCGCCTGGAACCGATGATTCCGCGACGCCAGCGAAGACGCCAGACTCTTCTTCATGCTCGATCGCGTTGGCCAACTCCGTGAACATGTCCATGCCATCCAGTATTCCGGCAATGGCAAAGGCGTAGCGGGTTTTGTCCGTGATCGCGTGACCATGCATACGCATAAATCTATGCGCGTCTCCTGAGATCACCGCGACGAAGGCACGTATCTCGACGGCAAGTGCTTTCGATGAGGATTTCGATGTCGGCGTTGGACGAGTTTCAGTCATGAGAGTCTCCAGGGTGGGAGCGCCGGCGGTACGCGGACACCGACGCCCCCTAGAAGAAATTTCGCGCCGAGGCACAATGCCCCGGCGATACAACACGCACGTACTGTCAGATTTGCGCGTTGTGTTAAAGCGTCCGGCAGGACTCGAACCTGCAACCTTCTGGTTACTCTCAGATGCTCTACCATTGAGCTAAGAACGCTATAGAGGCGAGAACCGATCATTATCCCTTCGCAGTTTGCGTGGCCACACATTGAATCTACGAACATCTGCCTTGGGTTTTGAGCGCCAGCGCTAAGCATGGCTCTAAATCGGCACCAGTCTGGGCTTTCACCTTCACGCCTTTTATTCGATTTTCAGTGCCGGGCTTCCCCCGGCGCGATCACCACATTTTGTTGGCAGGTGTCCCCCAGCGCCGCACCACAGCACCCTTGTCAACCTGCACGGTATTGCCATCTTGGCTCGTCTCACCGACGACAACCCATCCTCTCTGCAAGACAACGATCTTTACCTTTGAACCCTTCATTTCGAACCTTTCCGCGGCTTTGCCGCAAGAGAATCTTTCGTCCGCACACTCGTGCAGACCGTTATTTCTGACTGATTACGTCCCCCACGCTGCAACGATGGGATGCAGCTTGACCTTTTTCTTGGCTCTCCGCTTCGTCGGCTCCTGTTGTTTGGCCTGTGGCGGGATCCATCTGCTATCCTTGTCGGAAGCCTCACGAAGCTCCGAGATATCGACTTCGAGCCATGGCGCCTTATCGCTTCCACCGACCTTGTAGGCTGCCAACTTCCCGCGCCGGATCAGGTCATGTACGTAGTTCCGACCTCGACCAATGGCTTTCGCCGCTACTCCGATTGGTTTGCGATTGGCGGTCTTCATCGTATCACCGCCTGCAGAATTTCCTGCTGTAGCTGCGGTAGCGTTTTTCCAGTCGAATCAATCCCAAAATCGCGTTTTGCTTTGGCTTGAATTTCCTCAAAATTGATCCACCACCACCCCATCATTCTCGTCCATTCGGGAACAAGGAAATATTTCACGGTATTTTCCCAACGCTCTTGAAGGTCGGCGTCCGTAGTCTCATTCTGCCGATCAAATTCTTCGTTGCTGATTTTCCCGGCAATCAGTGCGATTATGAGATTCTTTTTGCTGACGAATGTGGATGTCATTTCGTCGCCGCTCTTTCCGCCAGCAGGTGCCGCACCACCTGGGCCTTCTCATCTTTTGACAACGGAAGCGATGCAAGTTCATTCATCGCAGCAGAGAAGCTCATTGCCGCTGCACAGAATGCTGGGCCATCGTCGATTATTTGAGGCTCGATCCATTTTCCGTCAGTCGTGATTGTCGTGTTTTGTTGCGTCATGATTTCTCCAGAGATGATTATGCTTGCAGATAGATGTTTAACTTGTCAGCTTTCGTGGGTAGAGCCAAGTAGGCTTGCAGAATCGCTTTGTTTTTCTGTTTCGATCAAGATGCCGCAAGCGACGCTCCCTTCGCATTGCAAACATGTCACAGATCGATCTTTGTCATCTATTTTTTTCCATATACAAATACCGGCGAATATTGAGAACATGGCACGAAGAACATGTTTGCATATGATCGACAACCCCGCCTTGATGCCCGACCCCGCCTCGATGCCTTTTTCGACGATTAACCACGCGTCGAGCCTAATGATGATTGAACCGTCGGACTTTAAGTCGCCGTCTAGGCGGTACACACCTCCATCCTTCACGAGTCCTGGGTAATTTTCGTTTACGATGAGATCGTGAGCTTCTACAGGTTGGGCGGCTTGAGTCGTCATTTGGTAATCTCCAAATCAAAGTTTGTAAATATCTCAAAATTCGTCGATGTTATTCATCGCGAAGGACCGTCGGCCAAGATTGTGAGTCCGGCCTTGGGGTCAAGAACCAGCGTCGCTGGTGCCGTTCCATTCCACTTCTCAACAGCGTTAAGCATGATGACGCTCGGCGACTTGGTGATCGCGTCACCCTTGATCTGAATCGCCTCCGCCTCAGCCTTGGCGTTGATGACAACGATCTCCGCCGCCTTGACCGCCCGCGCCTTCTCATATTCCATCTGAAACGCCTTCTGCTCGGCGATCTGCTTATCCTCGATAGCCTTCTCAAGCTGGGCGGACAAGTCTATATTGGTGATGACGATATCGTTGATCGTCACCAGGTCACCGAGCGCCTCCTTCACCTTCTTCATGGTCTCGACTTTGACTTCGTCGCGGTTCTTGACTACCGCTTCGCTTTTCAGCAGGGCGACGACCTGTTTAACGGACTCTTCGACGCGAGGCTTGATGAGATTTTTGTACACGTCGCCGGGATATTCCCTGAAAATCTTCGCGACGTTGGTTTCTGGAATGCGGTACAGCGCTGCGTATCCGACAGTGACAAGCTGCTGATCCGACGTATAGCACTGCGTCTCATCGTTGATTGTCGTCTGCTGAATCGACACGCCCGTAACGTTGGAGAACGGATTCTTGAGAGAGAGCCCTTCCGAAAACGTCTCCGAAGACACTCGGCCAAAGGTGGTCTGTACGCCGATGTGGCCGGCATCAACAGTGGCGCAAGACCTCAGTCCGCCAACCACCACTGCACCGCCGATTACAATCACGCCGATAACTGTAATAAGAAACTTTACGTCGTCTTCCATGTGCATTTCCTTGAGTTAGAGAAATTGAAATATTTAAAATTCGAAGTTAAAAACCGATGTCGCCGCGTGTTGAACGACGGCACCGGGCGGGAGAAGGATCACGCTTCTGTCGATGTTGTAGGAAAAAATTGGTCATTTGAATCTACCTTCGTTATGATCGAGACGTTTCAAGTCGAGGAGCAACGATGAAAGAGTTGATCGAACAATTTCGGGCCTTTGACGATAAAGGGAACGAGCACAAGATTTTGATCTACCAGGACATCATCGAAACTCGGACACACAGCGGGACGTACCATACGCCCGGCCTAAAGGAAGCCATCACATCAACCGGACTTCGCGTTAATTACCTCGGCGACGATACGTTCGAGATCGCTGTAACACGTCAACGACTCCGAAAACGTTGAGAATGGGATGGGGGTGTACACGATAAAACCATCTCTTCGGTGTAGTCCCGCCACCAAAAACATTTCTCCGTTACTCAGTTCCACGTAGATGCGGGTTTGATACGACTCAAGCCGCGTCAGGTTCTGATTATCTTTGTTTTCCGCCATTTTCTTTCTCCTAATTCGAGGTCATTTGTTTCGAGTCTTAGAAGGGCTGGCACCCATTCCTTGCAGAGGCGGGCACCAGCCCCAGAGTCAGTTAATTACACCTTGCTTTTTCTGCCATCAAAAACCGTACAATTTCAGCCTTCTCCTCCTTCGACAACGGAAGCGATACCAGCAGATTGAGAGCGCCAGAGAGGCTGCCGGTGGCATCGACGGAAATCGGCTGCGGTGGGTACGATTGCCTGCGTTGAGACATTACAGCACCCCGTGGAGGCGTCTTCATCCCGGGCTTTCTGAGGTCGTTAGCGACACAGAAGAGGAAATCTCGCTCTCTCTTGCAAAGTACCGGCGGATGAGCGATATCGCCCTGGATCACTTCATACCCGGCGGTTGGGGCACACAGAAACAATCCACCCTCGCCACGTGTCTCGATGAGCGTGACGGGCTTGCCGTCGGCTCTTTCTCTCATCACGAGCTTGCGATTGCCTTCGACTGCGGTTTCGCAGCGATAGAAGACGTGGTATCCGCCGCGCGGTGTTCGCTCGACAACGAGGCGGGTGAACAACTCGGCTGGAATCAACGCTTTCCAGCCCTCGAACAACTCGCCGCCGCCGTCGAAGTCGATCATCTCGGCGTTTCCGGAGACGGACCCGGTGATGATGCACACCGCGTCATACTGTTCGGGAACCGACCACGCCTTAACCTCGCCTTGGGTCGGAAGACGAGTCTGGAATTGCTTCCAAGAGCCTATCGGACGTTTCTGTGAACGGATGGCGGGCATCGCGGATAATCCAGCGGACACATATTCCGAAAAAGAGTCCGCCAAGTCTCCAATAGCCTGATCGCGGTTATCCTCGCACAGCGTCAACAGCAGCCGTATCTGACGGTCCTTTTCCTCACTCGAAATAGACGAGCCCGTAATCTTTTCGAGCTCGACGAAGAAGAAGTCCCCGTACCGGGCCTTCAATCCTTCCATATCTTCGCAGCGGATTACCGATTGCGAACGGTCGTAGATTACTTCGACGGTTGTTTCCGTGGTTTTCATTTCTGACTCCTCTTTCTTAAGTCGCGGGCGGTTCAAACCGACCTGATATCAATCTTTGACAGGAATAAAGCGGTTGCGAGGGAGCTTCTTTTTTTGAAGCTGATTCACTCGCTCAAGGAACATAGCCATCACGGTTTTCGCAAGCGCATTACCAAGCGCTTTACGCGAAATGCGATCCCCGACAATAAGCCCGCGATCTATCGCATGACGTTCAATGAGGCGAATGAGTTTTTGTTCCGATTCGCACGGAATGAAAATTCGAAGCCCCTTCTTCATCACTTCACCTCCGCGCCGGTGCCAGTGGCGAGGGCGGAGGTGGCGGGCAACACGCCGAACTCCTCGGCGTAGAGTTTCTCGAGGGCGAGACGGACGACGTTTTTTGACGTGCCACGGGATTCGAGTAGGCGATCCAGCATTTGGCATGATCTTTCGTCGAGCTGCGCGAACAGCACCCGCTTTTGTTTTTTACGCCCTTTCGACTTATGTGCGGTTGCAATCATGACGATCTCCAATGTGGAAAATTATTATTTCTTATGTTTTCGTAGGCACAATACCATATATCGGCAAATCGTCAAGCGGTTCCTATGAAAAAATATTAAAAAATATCTAGTTTTATTCGTAAGTGGAGTAGTTATCATGCCTTGCATGTCAGAAAAAATTACAAAACAGATGAATGCCGACGTTCCCGAGATGCTCGCAAACACGCTCGACTACTACGTCGAGAAACTTGGAATCAAGAAAAAGCGAGCGATCGCAGCAGCTATCCACATGTTCTGCAAAGCAGACACAGGCGCTCAATACGCGGCATACCAAGAGGTTCACAACGCTTTTTACGCTGGCGACGACCCAGAACTTGAGCCGATCAAGGCGTCGATGACGGCGAAGGTTGGCAGGGAGCGCGAAGCCGCGAAGCAGGCCCAAACAAAAAAGAAACAAGCTGAAGAAAAGAAGGGCGGATGATCCCACCGCAAGGTTTGCTCTGGAGGAAATAAGGGAGGAAAGGAAAAGCCAGATGAATTTCACCGCGATCGACTTCGAGACGGCCAACAGCTACAGGGGATCGGCATGTGCAGTAGGGTTAGCGGTGGTGAAAGATGGTCAGATTGTTGGCCGATTCCATTCTCTGATTCGCCCTGTTCCATGCAAATTCGACCTAAAAAATGTCTCCATTCACGGCATTACTGAAAAGGACGTAGCTGATGCTCCAACTTTTGTGGAGCTTTGGCCTACACTTCAATCGCGTATCTTCGGCCCTCTCGTTGCCCACAACGCCTTATTTGACATGGGTGTTCTCCAATGTGCTTGCGATGACGGGAAAATCGAGTATCCGAAAGTTGAGTGTTTTTGCACAATGGACCTTTCGCGATTGGCTTGGCCAGAGCAACCTAAACACGCTCTTGACCACATCGCAGAAATGTTGGGCATTTCTTTCAAGCACCACCACGCCGAAGAAGATGCGATGGTATGTTCTCTTATTGCTATAGATTTGTGCAAACGTCACAATATCTCGACGTTGTATGATTTGGAAAAACTTTATGGCTGTGGCATCGTTCATGTTTTAAATGATGGACCACATGAACATCACCTCGCCACTGGTCATAAATCAATCTGGAATCCGAGTTGGAGCGCACCAAAGGCAGCAGACATTCACCCCACCAGAACCCAGTTTAATAAGAGTCATCCGTTTTTCGGCAAGAGCTTCGTTTTTACAGGGGCTATGTCTCGCATGAATCGCGAAGATGCGATGCAGGCCGTGGTTGATCGTGGTGGGATTTGCCACGATCAAATCAAAAAGACAACGGATTTTTTGGTGATCGGGCAGGATGGATACGCCGAATATGAAGCCGGCCATAAAAGCGGAAAACTGCGGAAGGCTGAAGAGTATAGGGAAAAAGGCTGTCCGATTAAGATCGTATCGGAGCAGGATTTCGCGTCATTGCTGTGACCACCGACCTCACGCCGCCCCTTCATCTCGCACGAGCCGCAATATCGGGATTTGGCTCGTCAAATCCTCGTCCGGCATCGCAAGGAAGAAATCGTGGTTTTCCAGAATCACCTCGTTGCAGATGCGGTACAGGCACTGCTGCCGCTCCGGAGTCATATGTGCAATCAAAGATTCGTACAATTTAGAGGGATCGACCGACGGCGCAATACGATCAATTTGCATGGCGTTCTCCCAACCACGTGGTCAAACATAGCCCTAACACGACGAAGCTCAAGTATGACGCGGCGTCCGGAAAAATCAAGCGTAAGTTATGTTGTGGTAAGTGGTTGCGTGGACCACTACGGGTTGTACCGAACATCGCGGAAATAAACAGAAGGGGTCGAAAAGATGCCGAGTACATCAAACAGGTCCATGCGGAAGTTGGAGGCGATACAGTCACCGACGACGTGTAATTGGTGAACCCTTATGCCAGACCAGATCGAAACACGCAGCCACCGCGACCGGCTCAACGACCTGTTTGGACCGCCGCCCGATTCTCTCAATAGTTTTGAGGGGCTGACTGTCGGGGAAATAATCCCCGCCACCATCGCCAAACCAGCCGTTCCCGCGACGCCAGCATCAAGCGGACCGCGTATTGGCGTTTTCAGTCGGCTCGTCACGCGGGTCTGGGAGCGATGGGGGTCACGGTGGTGAGAGGGGGGCGTAGGAGCGAATTTTAAGCGTTGGAGAGGGAGTGGAGGGGGGGAAGAGGGAAAGCAAACTCTATCATTTTATAACAGAATTTATAACAAACGATAAGCGTATTAATCGCAATGAGTTGCGCAAAAATATGGATAAAATTCGGATAAAATGCGCGCGGCTTGCCATGCGTTTTTACGCTGAAAACGGCGGGGGGGGGATTTGATGAGAGGAGGAACAACTGTCAAAAATTATTTGCCAGTTCGATTTCGTGGTCGGATTCGCTGGTGCGGCTTCTCCGCCCCACGCCGCACTTCCGCCGGGAACGCTGCTCCCCACACCGCATCGACGACTTTCCGCAACCGCTCCATCCCAACGGACTCAAGGTAGTTGTCAAGCAGCACCGAGCCCTTCGCGTGGCCCATGATGATCGCTCGTTCGTCGCTGTAGCCGGGGGGGACCAGGTTGGCGAAGGTGGTGCGGAGCGAGCGAAACCCCCTTCCGTCGCCCTTGGGATATACCACGCGATAATTTCCGGTTGCCGTCTTCACATTCGTCGTCGGTGGCCTGATGCCGGCAAAAGAGAGCAACCTCGCGAACGACTTGGCTATTTTGTCTGTTTCACAGGTCTTCGAGGGGTTGATCTTTCTGGGCGCGACGCGGACGAATGGCAGGCCGCTTTTGTCGAGAAAGAAGTAATCGGCATACTTGGAAGACGCCGGGCCTGGGCGTCGGTACGCTCGAAGCAATCGCAGCGTCCGGGGGTGCAGAGGAATCACGCGGCGAACCTTGCCCTTCTTTCGTCGCCGGAAGTCGATCACCCCCGCTTTTAAATCAACCGCCTCCCGCGTCAGCGTCGCGATGTCGGAGTTGTCGAAGGCACAGTTGATTCCAAGTGCCACCCAGCACTTCTCGACGCCTCTGGAAGCCCGCCAGAGCGCCCAGAGTTCTTTCTGCGTGAAGCTCTTTACGATGGATAGCCGCCGGTCACGCTGCGACTGAGCATCTGGCTTGACAAAATCCGGGCCAAATCGCGGCATGTGCGGAATGATGTCCGATTCGTAAATCCAGTTGAAAAACGCTTTGACGTATGCGACTGTGCGGGAAAATGTGAATGGAGATCGGTTGTCAAAAAGTTGGGCAAGTTCGCTGAAGTTCGCGGGGCCGGCGCTGGCAACGTCGAAAGATTTCCCCCACGCCTTCCTCAAAAGTTCAAGCGTGTTCACGTAGTCTCGGAAGGTGTATGGGCTGAGGGGCTTTGGCCTACCGTAGTCGATTCGCCTCTGCATCGCCAGCAGGAAACGACTGGCTGCATCCGCGAGCGTTACTTTTCCATCCCTGCCGATGGTAATTTGCTCGCCGTCGATCTCTTGGCGAAGCTCAATCCAACGTTTTTCGACCTCATCAAAAGGGGTCGTCTTTGAGCAAACATATCGCGTTTTTCCGCAGTACCATCTCACCCAACCCCTCGGAGTGACAGTGAACACGGATAATGCTTTCGGTATTTTGGTAGGCGGCCAGATCATGCGTTCATTATACTTTTCATTGCACTTTTAGCAATTTTTTGATTCAAATACATGTAAAATATGAACTTACGATTTTTTTGGACAAAGTCTTAAAATCCTTTGGGGAGTAATCCTCGTGCGGGTTCGACTCCCGCCTCGGGCATCCACGGCCAAGGCAAAATCGCCACTTTTCCCTTGTTTTTCAGCGTATTCCGCATCTTCTTCAGAAATGTAGTTAGCTCCATTTTCGTCCGTTTTCACCTCTTTGCGCGCCGTCTGGCGCGCCGTTTTTCCACCCCCACTGACCGCCTTTGCGAAGTGAGCGTCCGTAACCTGAAGATAGTGCTCCGCCGCAACCAGCTTCGAGTTGCCCATCCATCGCGTCACGACATGCAGCGGAAATTCCTCAGCCAGTTCCGTCTCGCGGGTGCTCCGCAGATTATTGAACAACTTTGGCCACGGCACCAACCCCGCCCTCTTGATGATCCGGATCATGTGGGTGCGGAGATTCGCAGCACTGTCACGGTGGTCGGTGATGACGTACTGCTGAGTCTGGTCGGGATTTTTCAGAAGCGATTCCGCCAACGCCTGCTCCAACAACTCACGAAGTTCAGGAAACAGTGGAATCACGCGGCTCGCTGCCCGGTAAAGCTGACGAACGACCCCCGTGCATCGGCGAAGCGTGTTGTCGCCCCAGCCGTGCTTACGCATGTACAGACGCCATTCGTCCGCGTCGCCCGCGTTGATCTCGTCGAGCCGTCGGTCTTCGCCGAAGAACTCGATTAAAAATTTCTTCGCCGTCGTGAGGTTGCGGATAGTGTTAGGTTTCGCATCAGCCTCACGCCCTTTGATATACCGGGTCAGGAACGCCCCCAAGGTAACGTCCTTCGGTGCGGCCTCAGGTTCACGAGGACGCAGCAGACCGCCTTCAACGAGCTTCCCGTAAGCCTTTTCGGGCAGAGCGATAGCCCATTCAAGAATGCGATCAGGCAGTGTCTCCGGATGGCCGTGACAGGCAACCATCTTGCTGACGTTATCACGGTAAAGTTCAGCAAGTTCCCGCGTCGCATCCTTGAGCCGGAGACATGGCCGTTTTCCGTTCGGAGCATCAAAAATAATCCGATACCGTCCCTCACCGTCATCACATAGTCTTGCCATCATTGCCTCCCTTTTTCGTGCGTGTGGACCGGGTGGGGCTCGAATAACACTGAAAAACAGCCAGATTCTCAATCCTGCCAGCAGATTGACGCGCATTTCGACGCGCATGATGGGTTCCACGGGGAAAATACAGGAGAATTTCACCATGCAGCCGACACGGCGACTTTCATTCCTTCCGTCGCTCCAACCGACGATCCCCACCTGACCGACCTCCTTGAAGTTTGGCCAAAACTATCCGCTTCCATGAAAAGAGCCTTGGCTGATATGGCAAAGGCTACGGTGAGGATGAAGGGAGAGCGTCAAAGAAAGTCAATCTACGGCTACGAACGCGTCAGACGGCGATTCTGTGCGTCCTGAGCGAATCTGAGAGAGGTGCCGAGGCAACAAGGAGGACGGGGGGGAGGGGTCTATTTTTCGGAGAGTCGATGCTCGCATACCGTTCTGCTCTTCAGCGTCCCCCCGAGAGAAATAAACACAGGGGGGGTATGCGATCAAAACCTGTGGGTCCTTCTGGAGGGGCCGGTGCGAGAGCTGCCCAATGCGAACAGTCACAATACACGACCGACTTTGC